CGGTGAAGTGCGAGTGACTGCGCAGCTTCTCGGCAAGGCCCGCGTCTGTCACTTCCTGCGGAACGAGGAAGGTGAACACCGTGCCGCTGATCTCGCATGTCAGCGGATCGGTGCCAGGCGCGCGCGGGTCGCCGGTAAAGGTGAATTGGGGCATCAGAGCCTCCGAAAAGAGAAAGGGTGGGACCGAAGCCCCACCCCGTTGGTTCACGGCATGACGTAGAGGACGTACATCGACAGCCTGCCCGTGCCGCCCGCGTTGGCAGCGGCGTTGAACAGGATCGAGTGCGTAGTCTCTGCCAGCAGGGTCTTCGGCCCACCGGTGGTGAGCACACCGGCAAATGGCAGGTAGATTCCCGCCACGCCGGTCTGCAGATGCACCGACACGTCGCCGGTGACCACGCCGAAGTTGCCCCAGGCGTCCGTGTCGGCGGTGTCAACGCCGTTGGTTTCGTAACCGGCATCGAAGTCGAGTGCTTCAGTGCCAGTGTCGATATCTTCGCCCTGAACCCAACCGCCGATGACGATTGCGCCCTTGGGCGTCTTGCAGAACCGGATGACATCGTTCTGCGCGACGGCAGCGGCGATGTTGTAGGTTCCGAAGGCGACCTTGAGGTCACCAGCCTGGCCGGCCGCAACCGGGAAGCCAGCAGCGGCACGAGTGGCCGTAACAGTTCCGATAGCCATTTCTCTGTTCCTTTCGCTGGCTTACGCGGCGGTGGACGAGGCGAAGAGCCCGGTAACCACGCCGTGGTCCACGAGGTCGTCACGGTCTCCGGCGCCCTTGCCGAACACCATCTTGCCGACGCCGTAGATCGAGGAGACTTCGACGCCGTGCTTGTCGCCGTAATCGAACTCTTCGGTCTTGGTGCGCCAGCGACGGGCATACGCCACGCCGATAGCCTGAGCGCCGCACAGGAAGGCCGGAACGACGGTCGAGGAGTCACCCAGCGCGGTCAGCGTCGAGTAGTCGTAGAGGTCGTGGGCTTCCTTGATGATGACGCCGTTCCAGAGGAGGTCACCGCCCTTGAACAGGCGGTTGTTCTCCATCTCGAGCGAGACTTCGCGCTGAGCCTGACGCAGGGCCGTATCGGCCTTGAGGTCGCGGAACGCCAGCGGGTGGGCGTACATCAGGTAGTAGTGCTTGCCGTTGCCTTCGGCGCGGATCGGACGCACCTTCGGGTTGGCCCGGTTCATCGCCATGAACTTCATCTGATCGATGGCATCGATCGTCAGGCGCTCAGCGGCAGTGCCGGCAGTCAGGGTCGCGAGACCAGCCGAGAAGTCGGTCTGGGCGGTGTAGGCGTTGTTGCCCCACCAGACGCGGTCGGCATTATCCACCAGCCAGGCATCGAGAGTCGCCTGATTGCCGGCGGCTGCGATGTCGGTGGCGTTCATGGCGATGCCGCCACAGGTGCCGAGAGCGATGGAGATCAGGCGCTCGGTGTCCTTCATCGACCAGTCCTTGAGGACGAACTTGGCCGCGTCGCGAAGGGAGATAGCCGAGAACTGCTCGTCGATTTCCGCCACGCGCACCGCATTACGGCGCTTGTCGACGGCCAGCTCGAACGAGCGGGTGCCCATCTCTTCTTCATTGCCCTCCATGGTGCCACGGCCGGTGACCGCGTCCTGGGAGAGCTTGTTGACGAGCGCGAAGTTGACGCGATCGCCCTTCTTCTTGGTCAGGTCTTCCTTGACCTGGATGACGTTGTTCTCGTTCGTCCCCATCTCACCGGCATAGCGGTTCTCGGTGAGGTATTCGGTGAAGAACTGATCGTCCCAGATCTCGGGAGTTAGGTTCGCATTGGCGCGAGTATCAGCCATTTGAGGCCAATCCTTTCAGGATGAGACACCCGCGACCGCGTTCAGCCGGCTTTCGAGCGGCTGCGGTCGAAGATGTCATTGAGGGGTTTGGGTCCGGACCATGCCGGACCGCTGCGGGTTCCGACGTTGCGGGCGCCTGCGAGGTTGGAAGGCATAACGGAAGGTGCTGCGGCGGGATTGGCCGGGGCTGGATTGCCAGGCTGAAGGCCTTGCTCCGCCATTAGCTCAGCGCGGATTTGCTCGCGCAGGGCTGCTTCTCGGACGGCTGGCGAGTTCTGATGCCAGCGGACGATGTCGCCGATCGGGTCTTTCGACTGACGCAACTGCGTCTTGACGGCCTGACCATTGAGCTGTCCGCTCTTGACAGCCTGCTCGAGCGCGTCCTGTGCGGTGGTGATCGCTTCCTCGCCGAACTTGGCAAGGGCGCGGGTTTCCGACACCATCAGACGGGTTTCGAGAAGCTGTTCCTGAACCGGCGTCAGGAGGCTTTCGCCCCACTTGGCCGGGTCATCCCAGAATTCGACAGGCTTGGGTGGTTCTGCGACAGGTGCCGGCTGACGCTGTTGCGTCTGGGCCTGCACGAAGCCACGAAGCTCCGCAATTTCACGCTCAAGACGTTCTGCGCGATCCGTTTCGGACCTCGCCCGTTCACGAGCTGCATGCAGCGCTTGCTGCGGCACGACGCTGGGCCCACGTTCGGGCTGGGTATGCGTGCCTTCGACGGTTTCCTGTGCGGTCGTATCGGGCTCTGTCGCCTTTGGAGCGAACTTGCCGTCTGCGGCGCGGGGCTGACCTTCGATCTGCTGTTCGGTTGGGGTTTCGGTTACCGTCGTTTCGGCAACAGTCTCTTGCTCCCGTGCTGGCTCGGTGCCAGACAGGATTTCATCCAAGTCCTTCACGTCATTCTCCAATATCGCTGGAAGCTACGTTCGCCCGGATCAGCCCGGCGGCGGCGGACACCCATTAAGGTTGGCGGCACCTGTCACGAGACGGCGTGACACCGAGCGCCCGTTGTGCCCGGCGGCGGCATAGAAAAGGCCCGCCGAAGCGAGCCGTTGGAAACTGTTGAACCACTCAGATGATGATGGGTTGGTGGGGGCTACCAGCCCTTGCTGTCGATGAACGTCTCAATTGCCGCCGCCATCAGATCCATGGCCGCCTGGCTGAGGTGTGTAGTGTCACCAGGCAGGGCCACGAACATAGCGTCGGCAGGATAGCTCCCCGGCGCCACGAGCGTCAGATGGTCCCGCCAATCGAGGAAGTTGTCGGGCCAGCGGGATTCCATGTCAGCGGCGATGGCGTCGACCACCGACAGGTCAGTGTGGCCTGAGTTTTCGCAAGCCGGGATGACGATGAAGCGGTTGTGACCGAGCGCGGCAATGCCAGTAGCGAGCAGGTCAACGTAGGCAGGAACCTCGCCAACCGTCGCGATCGGGTTCTGTGAACCGTCCCAGAGCACAGTGACCTTGCTCTTGATCCCGGCCGAGGCTGCGACCAGTCGATCTCGCACTTCCGTAGCGGTAGCTCCGCCGACGCCGGTGTTGTAGACCGTCCGGCCCATGAGGGTCTGTAGCGTTGTCGGCAGGCTAACTCCGCCGGCGCCGCCGATGAAGCTGTCGCCCTCGGCGTGGATCGCGTCGGGCACAAGGCCGTAGAACGTCTCATCCGTTCCGCTGGGGTAGACCTGAACGCGAAGCTCGCCACCGTCCCAAGTGTTGCCCGCAGTATTCTTGCCCACGTACATCATGCCGAAGCCCGGATAGCTGCCTCCAGTATCCATCTGGGCAGCAACACCAGAGCCCACGAGCACGGCATAGAAGCGGTTCAATCGCGCCGATACGACGACGTCGAAAGCGGTGCTAACATCTACCGCTCCGAGGTCGATGTTGGCGACCAGCGTGCCGGCGTAGGTGACTTGCCAGCGAAGGTGGCCGGAGGCGTCGTACAGCAGAGCGGCGTGATCAGCGTCGAGATCGACCTTGTTACCGAGTGCCCAAGCGACCTTGTTGCCTGAAGCTGCCGCAGGAGTGACGCCCCTAATGCGCGCCGCTACACCGCCTTGGACAAAGCCCCTGATTGGCAAGCATTCCTTGACACTGATGTTATCGAGACCGGTGGTGCCAACACCGACGCGGAACCCGTAAAAGTAGGACGTCACAGCGTCCGCCGAGAACGTCTCCTTATAGCCTGTAGCGGCGGACTTCGTCCCACCAGCACCGCCAGCACCTGTCGATGTCGTTCCTCCGATACGGAGGTTGGTCGTGCCAAGCAGCACGTCATAGAGCGCCTGGTACGCCTTGTCGGCGACGGTGGTGAAGCCCTGTGTGACGCCAGCGCCACCTCCGCCGACGCCAGTCGTGCCATCCGAGGTGAAGCGCGCCGTAGCCGACACGATCGCGATAGACGATGTGCCGTTGAGGACCGAAGTCCAATTTACGAAGTCAGGGGCACCTGAGAAGTCGCCGTTGAGGATAAGCTCGGTAGCAGCCGGATCGACATAGGGGCCGAAGGTTCGGGTGACGCCCGACTTGCTGCCGCCGATCGCGGCGAGAAAGCTCGTTTCGTCGGCATAGCTCACGCCATCGAAGCGGAACCGGCCCGTCGCAAAGTCAGCATCGAGCACGCTGTCTGCGTCGTACCACACCCCCCCGCCCTTACCTAGGGTGGCGCCAAGCCCCATGGACATCGACATGTCCATTGATCAGATACCGTCGCCCATGGTCACGAACAGTTGGGCTGTGTCCCCTGTGTCGCAGATCGCCGCCATATGGGTAGCAAGCGCGTTCTTGAGCCTGAAACCCGTCTCGCGGCCGGCTGCCACAGGAATGCCCGTGCCGGTCGCCTTGTCTGCTCCGATGGTTGCGGTCACGTCAGACCCGCCGAAGTTCACGAATGCCGTGCCCGGACCCTCATTGTAGACCCGGATGGTCGTGCCCACCGTTGCATTGACAGCCTTGGGAAGCGCAACGCTGTCCGAGGACGTATCCACGTCAAGCCGCGCTGCCCCGGTCTCAGGGGTGAAAATGTCCGTCATGTCTGCTCCTTACGCCGCGCTTGCGGGCTGTGGCGGGGGCGTTTCACGCTGCCGCTGGATATCGAGACGCTTGCCGACAAGGTCGAGTTCACGGCCGGCGTTGTCCAATTCCTGCCCCCGAATCCCCAGCAGAGCCTTGGCCTGATCCGCGTTGGACTTCGCGACAATGCCAGTCAGCTTGGCCTGGCTTTCCTGCTGCCGCGCCGCCGCTTCGATCATGGGCAAGCGCGGGTCTTGCCCTGCACCCGCACTCTGTGCCTCGGCTGCCGCTTTCATGGCCTGCGCTTCCTTGAGCTTGGCACTCGCCTCGGTCTCGGCAATCTCAGCCACCGCACCGCGCATCTGCATCTGTTGCGCAGCCTGTGCCTGCGGGTTGGGCTGTTCCATGTCCTTGATCATGGCCTGCTTGCCCGAGAAATTCGGCATGGCACGGATGAGCGCCTTGTCTGGGATCTGCACCCCTGCCTTCTTCAGCTCGATCAGCGACTCCCACTGGTCGGTCTGCGGCGACAGCGGGCTCTCATCAATGATGATGTCGCAATCCAGCTCCGCCACGTTGCTGATCACGCCCTTGACCTTCTCGGCCAGTTCGGGGTGCATCTGCTGGATCATCTGCATGCGCTGGGGATCGGCATTGGCCACGATCCAGCCCACGCTGTCGTCATCGGTGACGCGCAACCACTTCTCGCCGGTCCAGAACTGCCGAATGCGGTTCCAGATCGCCCGGAAGGTGCGCAAATCGAGGTGCCGCAGGTTGTCGAGCAGATCACCGAGTGACACCATGCCGCCCTGCTGGCTGGCAATGATGGCCTTACCCGATGCCGCCGCGCTGCCCTGTGCCTTGTCGCCCATGGCCGTGGCGTTCGGACCCTTGAGGTCGATGCTGTTCTTGGCCTCCTGCAGCAGCATGAACTGCGCATTGGCGAGGTCGGTACGGGTGTTGAACTGGAAGTTGTCGCCGATCTTGTCCGTGCCCTGCAGCACGATCACGCCATCAGGACGGGCTGCCTCACGGCGAAGCTTCTCGATATCCTGCCCCGCCACGCCAAGCTCATTGGTGATGATCTGTGCCGTATTGAGCTGGTGCAGCGCCTTGGAATTTCGCTTGTTGATGGCGTCCTGCAGCGAGATCAGTTCCCGCACCAGGCCAAAGCGGTTGTTCTCGCGATCGACATAGGCCGACTGAAAGATGAACTCGCAGTCCGACTTGCCCTTGTCGTCCCGATAAGGCGATGCGCCTGACTTGAGAATGCCGCCCTTGGTGAACTCGGCGAAGTACCACTCATCGTCGCGCTTGATCCACACCGCGCAAATTCGAACCCGGCGGCGCTTCTTATCAGCCCATTGATTGAACTTGGGCTTGTCGTCGTAGGTATCCGTGGTGGCTACCGAGGAAATGGTGGCGTCGA